TTAGCCAAATTGTTTCCCCGGGTGGGGAGAGGGGTAAGACCCTCTCCCCCTCGGCTAAGCCCGAAGTAGATGGTCAATCCACTTCAGGCTAAGTCTAGTTGGAATCGCAGAGTCTAGCAGCCAGGTCGTCCTCAAGGGTCTTGAAGCCAAGCAGTATGTCAATGGAAATCATGTTCTTTTTGCTAGTCATCGTGTAGTCATAGACTACACGGCAAGACCAGCCTTTGTAGTTGATGACTCCTGCCTTAGCTCCCCCCAGAGGTGGTGCCAACGGTGCCGTTACGACAGCAAAGGCATTCTTATGGAAGGCCATGTTTGCCTTGTGAGTTTCCTGGAAGGTTACTGTAGCATCAGCGGCAAGTGCTGTCTTTAATACTGGGCTAATAATTACGCCTACCAAGCCCCCAGTGCCAGCAGTCGCAGCCGTGGTAACCCTGTACCATTCATCTTCGCCATAAGACTTGAACACATCATTGGCAGCGATAGTGCTCGAAGCCACACCACTTTTGAGGCCGATTGTGCCCTGTCCAGCAGTCGCAGTCGTAGCACATACGACCGTTGCTGTACCCCCACCGGTATATCCGCCCTGAGTATGAGTAATGATGTTTTGGTCCATATAGCAGTCGAAGCCTAGTACACGACCGAGTTCAGCTTCTCTAACTGCTCGCCCACCATCACCCTTTTTGTCAGCGTGAAGGAAAGCATCAAGACCAAGATAAGATGCCTCAGTATCAGGATGGAGTACAAGTCGGCGGTCACGGAGAGGTGCCTTTTTGACATTCATTACTGCCCTCAGACCGGTAATGTCACCCACAACTGGTGTAGCTGACACAGCCTTATGAGCGGCAATATCTGAAATCAAATTGGCACAATAAGCGTCTATCGTTTGGGCGTGTGCTCTCATAGCAGGCTGGATAAATTGCTCTGAGAAATTAACCACGTCAAGGCTTAACTCTTGAGTGGAAACTTCCCAGGTAACATCCAGATGCTTGTCAAGCACAACGGCGACACTTGATTCAACGGCTGTCCCTAAGTTGATGGTATCGGATACTGCCGTTGAGCTAAAAGTAGTCGGCTTTCGTATGATTACTGTTGCCCCAACACTCTGGTATTCCTTGGAGTAGCCATGGTGCATGAGAGAGCCAAGAACACACTCATTCTCAAGCGCTATGAGTGCTTCCTTAGCGATTATTAGAGGGGTCAATAGTGTACTCACTGTCTCGTTTTTCTCCTTTTTAGATTTCGTTTAGAGACAATGACAAAGCGACCTTTCATTCACTGTCTACTTGTATCGTTTTTCAGCTTGTTTAGCATATTGTTCCATTGGCATAGCCTCAAGCTGCTCTTGAGTAGGCTCTCCACCTCCAGTAGTCTCGCCAGAGTCAGGCACAAATCCTTCCCATTCCCCTTCTTCACCTTCACCTTCACCTTCTCCGCCCTCTCCGCCTTTTCCTTTGGGTTTAGCAGTAGCGAGCTTCTCAGCGACTTTCTCAAGAGTATCGTGGTCACTGATACCAAGTGACTCAAGTTCCTCAGTTTCCAAACCATGCTTGGCAGCAATATAGGCGAGTGATACTACGCCTCGGTCCTTATCAACTTCAGCGCGGTCAGCCTTCAATTGCTCCTCACGTCTGGTTAGGTCTCTTTGCAACTCGGTAACTTGACGCTCCAGCTTCTTTAATTCCTGTTCCCGTTGAAAGGCTCGGAGTTGGTCAGGGTCGCCTCTTATCTCGGCGAGACGGGACTCGTTTACTTCACTCTCGAGGGAGTTCAGTCTGCCTGTAACAGATTGAAGTTGCTCTTTGAGAGAGTCCCTTTCTTGCTCAGCCGCTTTCCTCAGCCTTCCAGCTTCGGCGCCGGCGCTAGTCTTGATTTGATGAATCTGAGCTTCAGTGTAGAGCTTACCCTTATCCTTTGAGGTTCCCTGTTTCCCTTCAGAAGACTGCTCGGACTCACCCGAGGATGTGTTCTTTTGTTCCTCAGTTCCGCTCATGCTATTAAAACCTCCCTTAAATGATTGAAGGGGGCTTAGCCCCCTTCTTAATGGATTTGCCTGCGAATTATCGCTCACAGGCTAGCGAACCGACCCAATGCTTGACAATTCGTTGAAAATGGTTATTATTAAGGTATGATTAAAAATATCTGGAAGGAAATCAGCGAGACAAGTCTAGGTATTTGGTTTATAGTGGTTGCGGTCTTTGGTGCTTCCTTAATTCTTTATTTTTTCTTCAACTTAATCCGCTTTGCCTTTAATCCAGATATTCCACTTTTCGCAGAGTGGTATGGATTATTTAATTAGCCTCCATACTTCTTCAACCACTCCTCTAAAAGCCCTTGCTCCTCTAGCTGTTCATACCAAGTTAGCTTGCGTGCTTTCTTTGCCTCCTCTTCCTCCTCCTCTTCCTCCCCTTCCTCTCTGGCTTCCTTGGCCTTTTTGGCTTTCGGCACTTCAGCTTCTTCCTGCCTTGTGCATCTCTCAGTTCCGTATGCTGGCTTTAATCCCCCAATCCTAACAAGCAAATCGTCTAGTTTTTTATCCTCACATCTCGCTTGCAATCTTGCGTTACCAAGGTCTAATTTGTAGTAGGCATCTAGGATTTTAGATTCGCTTCTACTTGGAATCTTGCTGAAGTCTCGCTCCTGCCACAAGCCCTTATCAACCATCATTCTATAAAACTCTCGGTTCTCCATTAAGAACCAGTCATCTTCATAACCAGTTCTCTTTTTCGTGTACCAATCAACATATGTTCCTATTAGGTGTGCTGGTATTTCTTTTTGGTATGCCTGTATCTCGTAGTTAGTTTTGATATATTCTAGTGATTCTGGTTCGAGTCCCTTCAGCTTCACTCTCAAGGTCAATTCGTCTGCATTTTCATCTGACAGGTCGTCTGTACGGATACCCTGGTCAATATACCAGTCGAGTAGTGTCTTCCCCTCAGTTAACAGATAAAGTTTAGACTCTATACTATTACCACTGGTGTCAGCCACAATTTTGTTATGGTCAAAGTAGTTCTTAATGAGGCTCTTCGGGGGTAAACCCATACCAAGCTGCTCCAGTGGGATACCTAGTTCCTCAGCCCACTTTACCACTAGGTTGTAGGCTTCCATTGTTTGCAATTTACCACCATATCCCCAAAGAGCCAGCCTAGCATCCTCTTCTGGATTCTCCAGCCTATGCTCAGCCCGCCAATCTTTACTTAATTCAGGATGTGCCTCAACGAAAGCATCTAAGGCGGCACCCTCTAGCGTTTGAGCGTGCTTCCACAAGGCTTTGTATTCTTCCGGGATATTGCCCTCTGCCTCATCCTCTTCGTCCATCTCCATAATGGGCTTATAGGGTAGCCGCCAGTATCCCCGGCCTAGTTTCTCAGTATCGGCAGACTTCCTTATCCAGACAGGATTTACGCCCTTCAATTCCTTTCGCTGACTACGCATAGTCAAAATTCGCTCATAGGTATCTTGACCAAATATCTCAATACCCTCGTCAATGCGCCTGTCTCTTTCATCCCAGTCATAATCACCCTTGCTGTCTATCAGGTCTTCGGCATAAAACACATGGGTTTCAAACCAATCTAAGGCAATATCATCATAAAAACCGTACTTATCGCCTTCAGCCTCTTTCTTGTCAAAGAAGTCATATATCTCAGCGTAATTGGGGTCTCTTTGTATAGCCTCAATGATTGAGCCGTAGTTTTGCCCAGCCTCACCTGCCTTTTCCCGATATTCCCTAGTATCTATTTCACCCCTTAGAAGTTGCTGGGTAAGCTCATCAATACGCTCTTGGTAAATTCGCCTTTCCTCATCTGTGCGTTCCTCATAAGCCTTCCAGTGAGGGCTATTCCTTACCGCACTATCAGATTGGGCTTCCCCGTATAATTCCTCAAGGTCAGGATAGCGGCTGAGCAGATTGGTCTTTTGCATATCAGTGAGGTGTCTCCACTCTAGCTTACCCTCTCGCCACGCCTCTAACTGCTTCTCATCCAGTTCCTCTTTAGGAATACGCTTGATGTATTCGTTTACCTTGTCGTAGAAACTAACCCACGTACTCTCTGGAAATGTTCTCAGACCCATTAACTCAGCAGGGACCAGAGCTTCCCTTGCTAATCCTTCAGGCACTTCGTTGTCCCTGGCCATGCCGGGTATCATCCAGTTAAGCCCCTGTTCTGCCCAGATAGGTTCAAAACGGGTCATAATATATCTAGCATATTCCCAGGGGGATTCTATCGGATAACCCAGAAAGTCCTTACCACTCGCCAATTCAAACCCGGAGCCAAATAAGGGTGAGGCTCGGCAATACCACCAATAGATAAAGGGGTTGTCTCTCTTGTTAATGCTGCCATTCTTCATTATGCGGATGAGGTCTATTCGCTCTCTTTCTCCTACCTCGTCCACGGTAGCCATGATATTACCTGCCAATCTCAGTAAGCCATACCAGAAGCCACCAAAGCCCATGTTGTAGTTGCCTATCTTCAATGTCATAAATCTGGCTGATGGCTTCCATTCCCATTCGCCTGTTACCGGGTCCTGATAGACACAAAATCCTTCATTAACAGCATTCCAAGCATCTTCATGGGACTTCCCTTGAATAGTAGATATAGCATACTGAGTGCCGGTATATATACCAGCCCCAGCAGCTATCATGCCGCCAATAGCCTTCCGTGCCTCAGCGCCAGTCATACCACCCCTGAATATATCAGCTAAGACCGTTAGACAAGCCCTAGTATAGTTAGGGGCAAACCAGGCAAATGTCTGCTCCAACTGTCTGATGGTTAGCGGCACCCCTAGAGACTTAGAATCGGTGATACCCGTTATCCTGTCCAAAGTACGTGCCAGGTCAAATTCCTGCCCCTTAGCTATGGCTTTAGGTGATAGAATACGCCAGAACCTATCCCTTACCATCTCACCACCAGCAAACCAGGCTATCTCAGCTCTCTCATAGGGACTCAGGGGAATCTTATTTAATGCCATCTCACTCCAACGAGCTACCCTGCCCCTGCCAGCAGTCCTTGCCATCTCTTCCCAGAAGTAGACGGCTCTGGCACTACCGCCAAAGCTGATTCTCTGGCCGGCTATGGCACTTTCCTTTTCCATAAACCGAGCCATAACGCCTGGATTAAAGAAAGCACCGATGGACTCACCGAAGGTTCTATACCAAGCTCCCATCAGCTTAACGCCTATGGCTGGATTAAATAATAGATAAGCATGAGCCAAGCCGAAAGATGGCATACCTTGAATCGCCATGAAGGAGAAGTCGAGAGCAGCCTTGGTTATCCTCAGAACACCGGCAATATCAGAGGTAACTTGCAAGCTTGGTAGTCCAACATCATGTCCAAAGAACTTATTGAAGGAGTCTATAAACTCCTGCTTAAATATCCTGCCTCCAGCAAACGGCTGCATTATGTAGCCTTCGCCAATTTCAGGTCGCCTAACCTGCTCCATCTTGAGTGCCTTTTCAGTTCTAGCCTGCCAGTATGGAGCTTTCCTTGCCTCAGTTAGTGCCTTAACTTCTTTGCGCAGTGCTTCCAGTTCCGTCTTGCGAGCTGCTGCTGATTTAATAGCGGGCACTTCGTAGGTAACTTTTTTGACTACTGTCTCAGCTTCTAAACCCTTGATACCCTCTATCTTGGGCTTGATAGTCGCTTGCGGTGGAGGTAGCCCCTGAGACTTGTTCCACTCCACCATCTTGGCATAGTCATCCAGTTTAACCTGAATGATTTCGCCCTTGCCCTTGGGGAAGTAGGGAGTTTCATAGCCGAATATATCCTTTTGTACTCCAGCTTCAGGCATACCGGGTGGGGCTTTGGGGATTGCTTCAGCATCTATTCAAGACAACTCAGCTCTCACTGACTCAATCTGCTTCTTAATTATGGCTGCCGGTCTAGCCCTCTCTGCCAGCTCTTTTTCTAATCTAGCTAGGTCTTCCCTTAATACTGCTATCCTTTCCGCTTTAGGCACGGCTTCAACTGGTCTTATCTCAGCCTTCGGTATAAACTCGGGCTTAGTATCTACATTGTCCAGTATGCCCATCATCCGTTTAATCTGAGTATTCCTATTGTTTGCTAGAGTGACCAGTATCTTCAGGTCTTCAATGGTGGTCTTTGTTTCTAGTGCCTTTTCTATGGCATACTTCAACTCTTCGCCAGACTTATAGCCCATCTCTGTAGCTGCATCATCAAGAGCATACTCCCACTTTACATGCTTGCCGTCTTTTGTAAGACTGCTAGCACTCGGTGATTTACCTGTTAATTTTCTATATTGCGGTATTGTTAAATTACTGACCTCTCCCTTATACCAACCGACTTTCTTTGTTAAGTTAATTAGCTTTCGGGCAGGCTCAGTAGATAAATAGTCAGTCAGTCCAACCAACTCCGCCTCTTGCTCATAGACAACCCGTCCAACATCATCCAGTTGCCCCTCCATCGTGGAGCGGAAGGCTAGACGGTCTTCAAAATCCATTAGCTGGAAGGCTTCTCGCAGCTTGTGCTCATCTGGTATGCCTATCCTAATAGCTTCAGCCCTAGCCTCAGCCTTGATTGCTTCTATATCAACGGCCTCTGCTTTCTCAAGTCTTTTCTGCAAAGCCCTGATAGTCTTCTCATTCTGAGCTAGAATCTCCCTTAACTGTCCTTCAGCTCTTATCGGCTCTTGTGCTAAAGCCCTGAATCTTCTACCAAGGTCAGGGAATCGCCTCTCAATGGCTCTCAGTGTTTGCTCTGGTAGTTTCTCACCTCGGATTGCTCGGTTAATAAGTGAGCCGAATTTAGCAGCATCGGCAAGCTCAGTCTGCGTTAGCATCGCCCGCTCAACTAACTCAGGGAATCTCTCAGCCAGCCTTTCAGAAGGTAGTATTCCAAAGGGCTCAATATACTTCAGGAACCGCTCATTGGCTATCTTATTAAAGGCTTCCTCGATGTAACTGGTTATAGCCAGTTCCGGGTCACGGGCATATTGAATACCCCAGGCTATGCCCTCTTGCATAGTGGGAGCTTTCCTGTGCATCTCAAAGGATGGTTTGGCACCGATGGCTTTCCCTTTTACGCCTGGTCTACCCCTTAATGCAATCAACTCGCCTTGAGGGTCAAACTTGCCTGTAACTACTCTATGTATCCACCAATCCTGAGTAACATTCTCTGGGGCTACGCCCTCTTTCTTGAGCAGGTTTAGTACCTCAGTGTTAAGTTCGTGCACCCTGGTAACATAATCGGCCTGTTTAGGCGTTAGTCTGTACATCTCCGGCTTGGTAAAAACGTGCTCAAGTGTGCCAGCTTCAGCCAAGCCCTTATGCTCAGGTAGTAACCGCTCAACCATCTTCGGCGAGTAAGCCTTTTTATTAAAACCAAAGAGCTTGACCGGGTTATCGCTGATATTTCTCAACTCCCAGACCTTGACCTTGGCGTTCATACCCATTCGGCCTATCTCAGCATGAACTACGGCAGCTCGCCCCATTATGTCCTCAACTGTCTTCCCCTGCCTCTTAACCAATATCCTCCAACCCAAGCCCTTCTCAATGCCCTTTCTTATAGGTGGAACCTTAGCTGCAATTGTTAAGGTGCGCTTCATCCAGTTATCTACCAGAACGCCATTCAGGATTCTCTCGCTCTCTGGTATCTCAAGTATAAGATGGTCTGATTCCTTGATTACTCGGCTGGCCACTTTCTCCCCGAGTTTGGTTCCTGCTTTCTCCAGCCCTTTGGCACCGAGTTCTAATGGCTTGATTGCTGGGTACATAATGCCCCGCTCAGCAGCCTGAACACCAGCAGCCATTCTAGTCATTACTTTCCCCAATATAGGGACTTTACTGGTAAACCCGGCCGCTGCGCCAAAAGTTCCACCGATAGGAATAAACCAGGCTGGATTCAACCATTCGCCAGCTATACTTGCCACGGTTCGCAACGGCTGAGGGGTTTCTTTAAGGTAAGCCTGAAAAGCCTCATGGTATTCATCGGCAAAGAAAGCAGCCGGATACCCGTACTTGCGTATAATCTCACCATGGACTCTCAGAAACTCCCTGTCAGCATCCGTACCCAGTCCTATGCCTATTTGAAAACGTGCTCTGGCATCCAGTATCATTGACTCCCATGGTGTCATTATATACGTCTGAATATAAGCTCCTACCGTTCCGATACCACTAAGGGCAAAGTCTTTCAGCTTGCCCCAATCAAAATCCTCTCCCGTTAATTCCTTCCATGATTCCGCCAAACCTGCCTTGGCTACTTCAGTTACGGGTACCTCTCCTAATGATGGAGCAAACAACGCAGCAATACTCTCCTCGGCTATCCCAGGGAACATCCTGCCGACTAAGGCTTCAGTATCCTCAGTCCTGCCTATTTGTTGCAGTGCTTCTAAAAAGGCTTCCTGTGCCTCCTCCGCCCTCATCCTCTCTGCAACCGGCATCTCAGGAGAAACCGCCATGCCGGCCAGTAGCTCCTCAATATCCTCTTCTGGGAACACCCTACCAAAGACACGCTCAACCTCAGCCTGTGTAGCCTCCGTCTCAGCTAATTGGGCTTCATATTCCTTTTGAGTATAGCGTGTTCCTTCAGGTGCTATTAAGTCCCTGTCCCTGGTAATCTCCCAGCCTGTAGAAGTAATATAGCTGAGGGAAGGGGCTGCTCCATCTGCGCCCGGTGTAACCTTGAGCATCCACCCGGGCTCTAAATCTATATTAAACTCCCTTGCTTCCTCAGCTGTAAAAAACTGAGGTATCTTGGCATATGATGGTGGCTTAAAGGTTCGCTTGGCTAGTTCACCAAGCCGCTGTGAGGGAAACACAGCCTGTTCAATCAAGCTCCCATATTTCTCTAGTAGGCTCAGGCTGCCATTCATACGCCCTCTTCACCCTCTCCTAGTTTTCCTTTGACCTTTAACTTGGCTTTATCAATCAAGTGCTGAAGCACATTTGACCTATTGCCAACCTGTGTCTTGGGCTGACGAGCCCTTGCTCTTCTCTCTTCAATGTCTCTGTCAACATCTTCAATCGTGAACTTAGGCATTATTCCTCACCTTCCTCTGCTCTTGGAGTAGCCTGGAGTTCGGCAGTTCTCCTAGCTGAACCACCACCCTTACCAAACGTGGGCACCAAGGGTTGAGGTTTCTGTGCTTCCTCTGACTTCGGTAGCTGACTAGGAACCCCAGACAGCATTTGCTCAACAGTCATACCCAAGGCATCAGCCATTAGCTTGGCCTCAGCTTCAGCATCCTTATCACCCCTCTTAGCCATTTCTAATAGTGCCTGAATATCCCTCCGCATTTTGATGGCTGGTACTAACAGCTCAGCCTCTTCCCACCTTAGCTGCCTCTCATCCTCTTCTGGGTCTTCCCTCTGTAAAATATCACGCCTTTTGGCTTTATCAGGTATTAAGTTTCCAGCGGCCGCTGCCATTGAGAAGCGAGCTACATCTATCTTCGGCGACTTTATGAAATACTTGAAGGCCACCTCATACTCACCCTGTAGCTTGCGAACATCGAATGTCCTCTTATGCCCCCTCGTCCCAATCTCTACGCTGGTTGCACCGGTCTTTATAATCTGGTCTATAATCATTTCGGCAAGTTGCTGCTTGAGAAGCCCACGTGCGCCAAGCCTCGGCAAGAACACCTGGTCTCTACCTTCACCAATCTCAATGAGGGCTACTGCTGACCAGGGCTGGTTTCCCATTATCCCCAAGTCTAAATTAGATAAACTTCCCCTCTGTATTCTGGTCTCTATCATTGAGTGGAGCAGATAGGCAGAGCGTTTAAGCTCGCCATAACTAACAGGTTCAGCACCGCCACCAATATCGGCTGCGGTTACTGAACTGGGTTTTGTAAGGTCTTTATGCCTAGGAGGAGTGGCTTCTACCCCCTCTGTACTCTTCCACAGTAGAGCGTTATCAAGGGCTTTCATGTTTAAGCTCTGTATAATGCTGACCAACCTGTTTAACTCCGGTACTAGGTCACGAATCAGAAAGAAGATTGACTCACCCTGAAAGGCTTGACTATCCTTATCGGCCATCATGGAACCCATCGGCACTAACTGAAGGACGACTGGCACAAAGCCATAAGCATGTAGCTGTTCCCATGCTTTCTGCTCATCTACAAAGATATAGTTTTTCTCTTTGTCATAAATGTCCCATACCATAGCCTCGTCAGTATCCTCACCTGGAATGTCTGCCTTTGGGTACAATGCTCTAATCCGCTCTTTAGTTCGGTAGCTCTCATATACTGCCCAATCTAAGCCGTCAAGCCCCATCTTATGATAGACATACCGGCTATCCCAGTTTGCTATATCAGTAATGAGCTGCTTGGTCTTTGTGTCCATCCTGAAGAGGCATCGGGCAGCACCCCTACCCCGTCGGCACATTTGCTGGTCAAGGAACGGATTGAGTGGGAACTTGCCACCCTTTATCAGCCGAGAGTTCGCAGAGGCAAATGATGCCCTCACCACATCCTCTATATAAGCCGTGTCCAGGTTCTTATCGTCTGTCTCTACTGCTATCTGTTCACTGGCGTTAGTCAAGGCTGCCTCCACATTGGTAGCAAACACAGCCGGATCGTTCAAGGTAATGCTTACCACATGGGGCAGTACCTTATCGTCTACATCCTTCAAAACATACTTGGCTAGTTCCACCAGTTTCCTATCGTCATCCATGCGAGCGTGCAGCCCACCCATTTCAGTCTTCTTATCCTCAATTGCCTTCTTGTAGTCTATATCAGCCATAATCTCTCTCCTGGTTATCTTTCGTCAGTTACGGTTACCGGCCTTCTTACTCGGCTGCGAGTCACATATCCGAACCTGTCTATCAGGCCGTAGATTACTGCCTTAATCCCGTGATTGTATTTGTCTTCCGGCTGCTTTCCTACAACTACCCCGGTTCTATCCTCTTTCCACTTATACGGCGCCGCCTCTTCACTAAACGGATTAGGACATACCCCGAACTCCGACAGTATCCCTTGGCACTTTGGGTCAACGAATAGACGGGGCTGATGGTCTATTGGATTGACAGTCAAGAAGGTATGCAACCGCTCTCTACCAGCTGCCTCTTCAATTGGTTGTGAAGCTAAGGAGAGTTTAGCTTTCTCTTTCCATACCTCGGCGACTGCGGGCATAGCCTGGTGTTGCCTCGCTGCAATATCAATAGCACCGCCAGCTACCCTATGCCACCATGGTCGCTGTAAACAGATGTCAATAATCTGCTCGGTAACCAAGCCCTGTTCGTATATCTCGTCTACAACATGGACGGCCTCACCGGATACCTGGACGGCCTCTACCGCATAAGCCCCAGCATACCCAGGGTCAATCCACAGGTAAACGGGCGCATCCTGAACCGGCATCTCTTTGACATGGATTAGATATCTGAACTCGGGAAAGACAAGCCCATGAGGTGGACAGGGAACACCGCCAAACCGCTCAAGGAAGTAGTCTTCAGGGTACTTTGCCTTCAGACGCTGTATTTCCGGGTCATTATAGCCACCAGGGTAGATGTATCGGTTACACCATGACGGAAGAGAAAAGGACTTACCTGCTTGCCCAGGGAGTTGATAGAGCTTCCACTTCTCGGGAAACCAGCCAAGCGAGCTCTCGAAAGTCCCAGTACCGACCACCCACCCCCTCTTCTCCGCCGTTCTATCACACAGCCTGGTATATTCGGTGTGGGTTATCTGGGCTACCTCAGCAATAAGGATTCCGTCCGGCGCCTCGAAGCCTACCTTGAGCCAGTCCTTCAAACTCCAGGTCTTGACCATGGCTCCGGTGTTGAGTTTCATGTGCCACTGGCCATTCTGGGGAGTATGAACATCATCCGACCGTACAGCACCCAAGGCTATCATTGCCTTAGCTATATACTCAAACTCTGCATGGCATCGGTCATAGTCCTTGCCAGCTATCCAGTATAGGTCGCCTTCCCAGAACCGCACATTGAAGTACTCAGCAGCCACATAGCTCTTGCCACCACGCTCTCCACCGGCAGCAAGTATCTCTCTCTCATTGCAGAGTATAATTGGCTCCTGTTCTGGTCCCCACTCATGGCCTAGAGCCAACCGTATCTCGTTAATGTCATGGAGTAAGTCTGTTTCAGTCCTTATCTTGGTTACCATACCCCCTCAAACGAGAAAGAAGCCTTATAAAGACGGGATTCTCCTCATCCCCTCCTATCGGCTGTGTAACCTTGCCCTCTATCCTATCAAGCAACTCACTGGTAACCTTTGCATTACCCTTGACTGACTCAATGAGTATTCGCTTGGCTATAGCTTGCCTCCAGGTGAACTTCTTCCCTTTATCTTCAACCTCTAGCCAGCGTTCTTCCGCTGGTTGGTCAAGCATATCCTTGATAATGCGGGTAATGCTATAATCTTTTTGTGTGCGGTTATTATGTTTCCTCCCCAAATCTAAATTTTTCCTAGAGTTTGGAGACATTCCCCGCTTATTGCCATTGCTATTCAGTTTTCCAGTTGAATCCCTAACCATACTTCTTCCTCACTATCCACCCAGTTTATAATTACTGTATTACTACCCTTGTTATGTGCTCGCCACGCCTGATAAAGTGCAACCAGCGTTAATGAACACCAACTGTAAAATAGTGTTCTCCTTTGACCAGCGGGACATGTATCATCTATACCGCCAACTAGAATTTTCATTGGTCACTATGCACTTCCCCAACTTCACTCACCATACTTCCCCTTATATAGAGGCAGGCCACCCGGGGTCGGTAATTAAGCCTCCCGAATGACCTGCCAATAAGAAAAGCCCATCTATATACACTATATATACAGATGGGCTATATACAAAAAGCCCGGCCTCTTTCAGCCGAGCTCTTCTCTTCTCATAGCATTCGCTTACTATATCATTAACATATGTTAGCTAATTTGTCAAATTTGAGGCTAAACCTCCATTAAATCCTTACTTTTTAGATACGGATTCCTTTTTGAGCCTAAGTGGGTCATCTGAGCCTAGTTTTTATTCACTTTTCGCCGACTCTTAAACTGTCCATAGGTCTCCGCTTTCCGCTTTTTGGTGTCATGCCATCTGCGGTCCGGCCCACTGGCTACATAAGCCAATGCACGTTTATACCTCTTCCTGATTGACCACTCAGGCATCCTTAGATACTTTGCCAGTGAATCCACACTCTCCCCCCAACACTCAATAGCCAGTAGGATTAACCCGTCTATTCCGCACCTCTCCATACGAGATGTAATCTCGGCAGCACACTCAACTGGAGTAATAAACGGGGCTTTATGGCCGGCAGTTCGCTTGCCTATAGGGATAATATCTATATAGCTAGATGCTTCAGGAGGCCAAAACCCCGTCCGGAGAGTGCCTAAATTCTGGATGACCCAGCGAGCTGTCTTCCTGCTAAAGTGAACCTCCCTGGGGGGATAGAATTCCTTAGCCACCGAACCACACCTTCCCCCTATACTCTGGGGGTTTACGCATGAGTTGGTCTATCTCCTCGAGCTCCTCGACATCTCTGTATTTGTCAGTCAGCAGGTCAAGCCTAATGCCGT